AACAATCATTCACACTGAAAAATCAAGATTCTCACGTACCGAGAGCGATGCCTGCAAAGTACTTCAGTACATTTGGAACCGTCCAATCAAGACGCCTGGGAACTTAAGAAGATCAGCTGAGACCGCTCGCGATGGCATGCATTAAACACTACACCGCGAACGGTTTAGCGCCTTGTACAGCACCGAGGACGGTTCTATAGGCATTGAACTTGCAAGGACATGTCCGGCTTATAGTCTATAAGTTCCGCCTCAGTTCCGCCTCTATTGACCGCCTACTTACCATAACCACCGTCAGCGGTTCGGACTCGACGTGCGCGCCGGTACCGTGAAAGTTGCAGACGAAGTGCTTTATTGAACGCCAGCGGTATCCCTAATCCAGACAAATGCAGCTGTCTGCGGCGTCAATGTGCCGAGCCAAGAGGCCTGCTGTGAATTAAAAGTTGCTGACAGTGCGTCTCAAGGGTATTATCAGCTTCATTCCGACACCGGGAGTGTGGTGCAAACTTCGGAGGAATACAAGCAGGACATGACACACTCAATTGGAACATGACTAGACACATTCAAGAAACTCAGGTTTATTAGGAATTTAAACTAAAGCATATGTACAGAAGCACTTTTCTCACCGTCCCCGTTATCCTCATGTGCCGTTTATACCGCTTTTCAGGGTACGTGAAGTGGTCTTTTTGAGGTAAAAGCCTGTCTAGACGACAGTCAAACTGTAGGACGAGGCGACCTAAGGGAAACTGGTCCAAATCTAAAGATAATTTCTCTTTTAAGTTTACCTCCCAAAACTTATGAGCAGAGTATGGGTCCTCAGGCTTGCTGGGAGATACATTATCTGCACACTTTGTTGCAGGGGAATCTATAAAGCGATAGATATCCTCTAACACAGAGGATGTTGGAGGTTGCAGGTTAATTTCCCAGTTTTCCAGGATTGAGGGCATTGAGCCCTGGAGACTAGAGACAGTCTCAGGAGTAAGCTCCACTGAGCATAGTTCGAGAATGAATGCAAGCTTAAATTCCTCCACATGTCTTTGATATACATTAAATTTACTAGTATCATACTCCGTCAAAGGCTCATCATTGTTAGGGACCGTGATGGTCAGTGTGCTGCCCCTTGTGTTGTCTCCCACTGTCACAAATAGGGTATTATTCCAGCATACACCATTGTTCATTCCCTGAGCTCTCAGTATCCAATATGGCCGATTGAATAGCTGGCCATCTGTAGATACTAAACTCCCACTTGGACTTGCAAAGAAAACACTTGGCATTTTGAGTTCCATCTCCCCCGGTGGCTTCAGATAATAGGCCTCGGGTGGGAGTTCTTTGTCAGTACCCCACGGGGTCCAAATGTGTCTTACATAAACTTGTTCCTTCCTGGCAAAAAAAAACATGCTATTGCCTGCCGCCTCCTCAGTCATCTTTAAGTAATCAGGATACAAACAGATGGAGTTGGCAATGTCCAGAGGTAGATCTGACTTTGTGGCATTTAACTCTTTAAAGTTCGCAGCCCCAAATCCTATGTCCATCATATCTCCATCCTCTATAAAGCTTAATTTTAATTCAATAGGAGGACATGACCCAGCATCTGGTCTGTCCGTTACACATGGACGAGCCTTTGTCCAGTACTCACCTATAGCGGGAGTGCATCCAAGCATCAGCACCTGTTGCTGTTTTGTATCCATACCTGCTTGCTTACGGTCATCGGTGCCCTGAGCAGTTACTTTTTTACTGACATTCTCTGCATCCAAGAAAGTATTGAAGTAGGAATGCCCTCTTACCTCCCCACCCAGGGGCTGCCCTCTTGACACCTGGACACCCACAACTGCCCACACTAACCTTTCTTTACTAGGGTTATGAAGGGCCTTATCAGGTAAAGCAAACTGATTAGGATCAGGTAATGCGACTCTAAACACCCTGTATTGATTTGGAGACACTTTAGGGACAGTCGTGTGCTTCTGTGTCACCTCAAGAGAAAGGATGGACCCACTGGTGAGCATGCGCTCTGTTTCCCCATGATAAAATATATCCCGTACGTTAATGTACTGCTCTGAGCAAAGAACCTTTGTCACAGGTGTTGGAGGCAGGTATAGCGCTTGACCAGGCTGCCAGAACGCCATCTGCAAAACATCAGATAAATATTGGGTTGCGTTTGCGCTTGCGTCTTAGCAGACTTGGGTGCAGGTAGTAATGCCTAAAATATTCCAAAGACAAAGCAATTGATCCATCAATAACTACAGTAGGCGTGATGTTCGATTGTCCTCCATTGTCTATCACGTACTCACCATCATCCCTACTTTGTCCTTCATGATTAATGTATGTCCCTGAGGACCAACCCACTGGGGCCCTGTGCATGCACAGGAATATTTGTCCTCCGCCCACCAAAGGATAGATGATGCCTGTCCCTAAAAGGGGCTCATCGCTTCCTATACTTTGAAGATCAATATCTGAATATTCTGCATCAGGTCCTTCAGCCGACTCAGGTACTCCAGTCAAAACCTCCTCTTCATCAACAGTGCTAGGAATCAATTCTATTGTTTCAGGCTCATCAATAGTGCTGAACGACTGACGCAGGTGATACAAAGGCCCCACCCGTACCCCTGAACGTGTGCCTATTGAGGTAGGCCTAATAATTCTGCTCCACCCCACACGACCCGAGGGTCCTTGAAGTAGCCTCACTGCATCTTGGAAGTCAAACTCAGGTGCATCCTGTGGTCGCGATAACCACGGCTGCTGCTCATGTTTGTAGGCCTTTGAATCGTATAATGCATTCTCAAAGACATACGAGCCTGCAGCAGCAATCTCGTCTGGGTCTTCCACAGGTACCTGTGTGTAGTATGTTCTGTTGAACCAGTTGAAAATGCCCCGACCCCGGTTAATAGGGCCCTCAGGAGTGCTAGTCTTTGGCTGACCAAACAGTGTGAGTTCAATCTCCTCCCCAGTGGTGCTACCCACTCCCCCACCACCCACAAATATGTTCTCAGACCCTGAGGTTTCTGCTATAATGCTGCTCTGCTGAATAGGTGCATGAAACAAAGGGTTTGGGTGCGTTGAGGTGGAAATCAGGTGTGTTTGATCATGCTCTGTGGGCCTAAGTTCCAGCACTGCTATATCATCTGGCCCTTCTGGTTGCAAAAAAGTGATGAGGCTTTCTTGTGTGACTTCCCTTGCCACATCCAAGCCACTCAGGCCCTGATCCACAGGTACAGCCTCTGGAGTCACCACTGCAGGAGCATCAGGTAGGACACCTTCCAGTGTCGGAGCAACCTCCTCTATGATGCCAGGGCGAAAAGCACCCACTGTTTCCAGCGTTTCCAAAGGAATCCCTCCAGCAAAGGGCCTAGAAATAGATGTAGAGGACCCACTTCCCCTGCTAGAAAGAGATGTAGAGGACCCACCTCCCCTCAAAGGAACATACCCACCTTGGGTTGGGCGGCCACTCCCATGCAATGCCAGCCGCCAGTATACACCCATACTGCCCATACTGCAGTATTTATCAGCAACAGTTTTTCCCTCCACCTTCAGGAATGACATCAGTGGGCACTTCCACCTCTTGCACGTCCTGTAGAGATCATATGGATTTGCACGCTTCACACGCTTTAATGGTGGCATGGTGCATTTATTGTAAACACAGACACTTAAACTTTGATTGGGAAGCTGAAACAGCCCTGTCAAAAAGTTATGAAAACAGAATGTAACAAAAATAGGAAGCTCGACCACAGCAAACAAAATATAACCCAAACTGGTGTCCAATGACCTAATAATAATAGCAGCAACAATAACAACCAAAGTTTCATGCAGGCTTATGTGTCTTTTTTTTGGCAGTTCAAAGATATGGCACCGCTGTACTAATGGTTCTGTCTGACAAAGGCTTGAGGTTACTCGAGAACAAAACAACAAAAGAAAAAAAACAAAACAAGAATGGCCCCCTGGTGATCGTCGCACACGCACTTAAGTTTTAGTCCATAGTCCATAGTCCGTATCAGTCCAACTCGAAGAGGGTCGAAAGAAGAAAACTCTTGGGAACTGATCTTGCTGACCTTGGATAACAGTACCTGACCTTGGATAATAATAGCTCTATATATGAATAATATGAATAATATCAAAAATAAATAAAGGAAGGAGGATTATGCTGTACCACGTGAGAGAACTAGAGAGAGAGAGAAGGCTCCTTGGGATGACACAGAAATCTGCCCGATGCGCCAGTAAATAATGCTCCTTAAATTGCACCTATTGCTATTTACAAAGCTTTGGATCAAATGATTATTTACATCTAAAAGTGTTCACAGAGACACCATACCTGATCCCTCCATGCAGGAAAGGGATTTACATGTGGAAGTTTTCACACTTACACCCAAACTGATCCCACCATACAAAGAAGAAAAACAAAATAAATACTAACAGTAGCAACTGCACTCCAAAGACCAGTCCCAGAAACAGAAACAGCCCAGGATGGTTCATGCTTTACAGCATGCAGCGTTTCCATTTTCCACAGGTAAAGTATCAGACTCGCGATGCTGCAGCAGATAGCAGCCAGTAGCACAACAGACTCAAAAGTCAACAGTCATAGTCACTCCATGTGCTGACATACCAGGCGGTAAGGGCACCTGCTGCAGAAACATTGATCTCTGACTTTGGTCTTTGAAGGTGACGATCACTGTGGCATCGCCTGGTCTTTCAGATCCCTGCTCCCCGACTGCCCACCAGGTGGTCGTGCAGTGGTGATACTTGTCCCTATGCCATCTTTTCACGCGGAAGGAATAGCACTTGACTTGGTTCCCAGTTCCACTAATTAGAAGACAGGGCAGCCCACCTGAAGAGCCAAATAGGCTAAACCGCGGTTCTTTCGGCTGGGGGTTGGGGATTACGTCGTGTTGATCTGGCGACGGCGGGTTATCCTCCTCCCCTCGTCCAAAACCGTCGGGTAGAGATACGCACCGGGGGTTCTGCGGTACCGGGCTCGGCAGCGGGGAGGTGGTATCGGGGCCCACGCCACTCCTCGGGGACTGTGGTGTGCTGTAGGGAGTCGGGCGGTTAATGGACCGACCCCGGTTTTCGCAAGCTCTGACGGGACCGTGAACGGTGTTGCCTCCAGGAGGAGTGTGAAGCACGGCGCGGTCGGGCGAGTTGGTGGGTCTGCCTCTTTCACGGCCCCCGGAGTTCCACAGTCCTTCGATGGTCTCTCTAGAGTGGGAGGGCGCAGAATGTGAGTGATAAGTACGATCGTTATCCCTCACAGTCCAAGTCCCTGTAGTGCTGTATCTGGCTGCATCTCTTTCAAAGAGCTCATAATAAACCCGTGTACCGGACATGGTAGTATAGAAGAGACCGTCTGCGTCTGCACCACCAGTCGCCGTCTCCCAGCCCTCCTCATCCGGTTTGCGCAAGTACAATGAATTCCAAGCGGTATACCAAGTTTTATTAGTGGAGCTCCCATCATACTCCACTTCAACCAGTCTGGCGCCTTTTTTCAAAGTTTCTGCTGGAGGCGCTTGATAGCGTCCCCAGCTTAAGTCACACAGTGACCATGGCTCATTGCACCATGGGCTCTCCTTTAAGCTGTTCCCCAGAAGCTGCATCTCAATTGCTTGCCGAGCTTCTAAGCACTTCACAGAGCATGGTGGCACAGGGTTCAAACCGAGCCAAATCAAGCCTTTGTGTCTGGCAGCATAAAGCAAACCATGCTCTCTCCTGACCGGACCCCAAGAGTCTATGTGATCTTTCAAATCTGTGCTATCTTTTTCAATTAATGTCATTTGCGTTTCTTGCGCTGCAAGTAACTGTTCTTTGGCTGCACTCATCGTCGTCAACCTCGTCCTCTTGATCGCTCAGGTCTAAACGTCCCCATAGCCTTTCAAAGAAATGTTTCCAATCAGCATCAGTTATAGAAAACATAGGCTCACCATTGTCTGAAGCAGGGCACGGCTCCTTGAAGTAAAACGGCTTAACTCTGCTGTGCGAATAGAAATACTTTTCCTCTGCATGCACATCAATATTACTGGTTACTAAGAGGGGAGGGGCTTTCATTTGAACAGCGGTATTGTGTTTTCTATCAATACCGAATGGGTAGCCATCCAACACATTTCTGAGGTGTGTGTCAAAGTACCTCCAGCAAGCTGTGGTAGCATCATCAATTAAAGCAACTCGGCAGTCCGCTAAGGGTGCGAGCCAAAAGTGGCTGTGGTGGTTTGCAAATGTAAGCACCTTGCCGCCAAGAAATGCTATCAAAGAGTTGCAAAGGAGTGACTTCCCACTGTTAGGCGGGCCAACAATTGTAATGCAGTTATATTTGGGAATGCCTTTTAACCAAGGCTTTAATGCATTCACAAACTGTATATGTTCTATCCCATGATATTTAAGCAAATTCATGATAGAGAGCCAGCTGCCACTTCCTGCAGTTTGATCACACCGCCTTTTTATATAACCTGACATTGTCAGGGCCTGTACCTCAGCACGCAGGTAATGTCTCACCATGGTGCAGCAGTCTTTGACCAAACGGGCCTGGCTAGTGCTTGCCAAAAATGCTTTGGCATTGCAGTCGCTCCCAGCACACAGAGCATATTCATAAGCAATTTTCGACTCCTCCGTGAAACCATGGTCATAAGCCCACTGCACCATAGTTCCTAAATCAAATTTAGCCGCCTCTCCAGTATTGCTGGCAACATTAGTTGCCTGCTGTATCCATTCCGGTGTGGTACCATGGGTTAAGGTAGCAGGTGACAGTGTGAGCTTAAACCAGAATAGAGCAGGCCCGAGACCTCTGATTTTAGGGGGCTGTAGGAGGAGGTTGCCCGCGGTAACATTCAGAATTGTGGTCATTAATTTCTGCACTGTATCTCTACTTTTGGCAACATTGAACATACAACGGTAAACAGAAATACTCCCTTTTTCATGAACCTTTCTGGACGTTTGCAGGCAGTTACACTGTTTACCAAAGAGATCAAAGCTAGCAGAATACAACACCTCACTAACTCCATATGCCAGAATCACCCACTGATGGTTAACAGTCTTATTACTTTGGAATACACGAGTGATCTCCCCATGGGAGGCGATGTAGAGAGTCTTGAACAATTTCTGTATGCAGGCGGCCATATTTGGCTCAGCTGAGCTAGGCACGGGCGAAACTCCCCCTTTTCCCTTTTCCTGGCTCCACCTATTTTCCCCAGACTGTACCTGCAGTCCTGACGGAGAAAAATTGTCAGCTTCATGGTTCACAGGTGTGTTAGCACCGCCTGGATCACCTCTTTCGAAAAGCCTGCGTCTAACAACGGGATTCGCTTCCGAGGTGTGATACTTATGACAGCAAGCCCAGGACTTGAGCTGCTCCACCTCAGAGTCAGCAGAGCAAGGGCTTAAACACAGTTTTCTTTTCAAAATTGAAATCTGTCTTTCTCCCGCCTCTTTTTCCTGAGTTTGGAAGAGCTCCAGGTGGTTTCCCGGAACGGCAGTGGCATTATCTAGTAAATCCTCATCAGTAGATTCACCTTGGGCAGGTGATTCAGAATCTGTATCTGAGCATTCTGCCTCAAAGAGGATAAAAGAATCCCCCCCAACCCCAGAGCTACCTGCATTTTCTTTATCCATTCTTGGCCTCACAGAAAGAACACAGGAAATCCAGGTCCTCTGTCAGGAGTTGCTGCAGGGTGAGTATTGTGCTGCAGGTAGTTTTGACAGAGAAGTTCAGACGCTTGTCACAGTCGTTGCAGGAAACAGTCACATTATACTGTCTTCGGTGGCGTTTAGGGGGCGGTTTTCCAGGCTTATCCACAACGACTGGTGTACTGTTCTTGGCTGCTTCTCCCGAGACTGGCTCCAAAATCAATGTTAAGCAAGGTGATTCATCAGCCGGTAGCGTTCGCCCGGTAAGGGGCCGAGCACATGCCATGCCTAGTACAGGTGTAGCATCTGCCAAGAACCTGATTCCTGAATATCACGTAAAGCTCTTCAAAATATCTGTGCCTGTCCTTTTCGTCACGGGTCAGTATTCCCCCACAGTACATGCATCTTATGCAGGCTTTTTGAATGAAAGGATCAGGCTCTTCAATGGACCCCTGATATACAGGTTGAGGCGCATTCAGCACTCTTTCCAGATAGAGCCCTTTTTCCAAGCATGCAGTGCAAACTGCACATCTGAGCCCTCCTCTTACCACTGTTCTAATTTTTTTGTCATAGCATCGGCGAGCTTCCACCTTTCCAAGAACACAGTAGCAAAATACACAGTATAGATGTTCATAGTAATCAGCAGACATGCAGAAGGAAGGGTCTGAGCAGAGTGACAAGTGATAGCAACCTTGTGCGGTGTGGTGCTTTTATAGAACCTGTAACCCATCTTTCCCGCTCACCCAAAAACGGCTAAGGTCTGGTTATTGTTAAC